TCGCCTCTCATTTTTGCACCGCCAGTAGTTCCATCTCAGCGTCTTTAAGGCGCTCTTGGATGCACTTCATTTCGTAGTCGAGCTGGTCAATCTTTCCCTGCATACGCTCTCGCGTGAATCTCTCGGCGTGAGCCCAACCGATGACTGCGCCACAGTGAACAGACTTTCGGATCAGTTGCACCATCTCGGCCTGAGTCATCACGCCAATGGCAGTCTCTTTGGGGGGTGAGAGGCGCACGACTTCTAAGTCAATTTCGTCTTGCATCTTCTTGCTCATGCTGACCACCATGCGGCGAGTAAAAGGGCAAAGCCAACGCCGATAGCGATGGCGGCGAGGAAGTCAAGGGCAGAGTCAGCGCGGCGATCTAAGCGTCTTGCTTGCTCTTCCATGTAGGGGTGCTGGGTGTGGTTCATGTTGTCTCCTTTAATTGATGACAGAATAATCATATCACTTTTGACTTGGGCATCAAACACCACACAATCAAGTCAACTATTATTCCTGTAAACTCAGTATTGGCGGGAGTTCTTGCGGTTCACCCGTCAGTTGCCTTTTGGGGGTTGGCTTGCGCTGACCCCCTTTTTTTTACCTATACTTGACGCTTTCCACAAAACATGGTTAACATTATCTACATGAAAACGATATCTCAAGAAGCACTATCCGCTATACGCCACAAAGTCGAATGCGCTGGCTACAAGATGTCAGACGTATGCCGCGTTGCTGAGATCGATCAGGCGCAGGTATCCCGCTGGATGTCAGGAACGACAGAACCCCTGTACGGCAGTGTAATGCGTCTAGATCAAGCTGCTGACGCACTGGTATCGGCTCGCCTCACAGTCCTCAATAAAGCCATGGAAGACGCTGTCAAATGACCACCACCAACTTCACACCGCGCAAGATCATTGGGATTGATGTTGGACTTAACGGCGCAATTGCGATGATGAGAGGTGAAACCCTCACAGGCATTGTCGATATGCCTACAGTAACGCTAGACCGCAACGGCAAAGCCAAACGTCAGATCAGCATTCCTGAGTTAATCGCCATACTGGATGAGTTCAAGCCAGAGGAGGCATATTGCGAGCGTGTTTTTGCAATGAGTGGCCAGGGGGTGACAAGCGTTTTTTCGTTTGGCCGTAGTCTTGGTGCGATTGAAGGTGTCTTGGCGGCTAGGCTTATCAAGACTACTTTGGTGACTCCACAAACTTGGCAGAAGGCGATGGGGGTCAGCGGCGGCAAGGACGGCGCCAGAGCAAGGGCGATGGAGCTGTTCCCATGGAATGTCGATTACTTCAAACTAAAAAAACATGATGGCCGAGCTGATGCGGCGCTGATTGCTTGCTGGGGACTTAGACATGGATGATAAAGAGCGCCAAACAATGCGCGATCACATCATTTACTTGGCGACTCAGTTGGAGCAGACACGCAAGGACAACCAGCAACAGATCGTCTTCATTAAGCGCTTACTCGACCCCGAAGACCTTGGCCATGCAGTCAGTAACGAATGCCGACAGATCGCATACACATTGCTTATTAACAGTTCACACATCGAAAGAGACTCATGGCAAAACAGCAACAGTTGAAACTCAGGCCATCTTCAGCCTCGCGCTGGATCGCCTGCCCAGCCAGCGCCAAGCTGTCTACGCTAGTTGCGTACCAAGAGGCAGGCGAAGCCGCCAAGATCGGCACTGCCATACACGCGCTGGCCGAGACTTGCTTTCAGTTAGACACCGACCCCATGAAGTTTGTCGGCCAAGTGGTTGAGGGCATCACCATGACCGAGGAAAACTGCGAGTTTGCCTTGGAGCATTTGCAGGCAATTTGGGCGGTGCAGGATGAGCTTGGCTCTGTCAAGGTGGAGCAGCTCTACAAGCTCTACGAAACGCCCCAATACACGCTGCAAGGCACTGCCGATGTGGTGGGCATATCTAAGGACAAGCTGATCATTGCCGACCTTAAAACAGGGCGCGGTTACGTTGACGCTGACAGCGAACAGATGAAGATATACGCCTTGGGTGCGTTGTTAAACATGAGACAAATACCCAGAGAAGTCGAGTTCCAAATAATCCAACCGCATCATGGTGAGATGCGCTCACACCGCATGAGCGTGGATGAGCTTGGCGTGTGGGAGACAGAGGTTCTACTGCCTGCGATCAATGACGCTGTGAGCGATGCACCGCGCTTTGCGCCATCAGAGTCAGCCTGCCAGTGGTGTCCAGCAAAGCACATATGTCCTGCTCAGAAGGAGCAATTCGACATAGTGGCGGCTCTCCCCGACATCACTGTCATGCCCAAAGAAAACATTGTCTCTGTGATGATGTCTCTTACTCCTGATCAGATTAGCGCCATATTGGATCGCGCACCAATGGTAGAGAAGTTCATTGATGCAGTCAAAGAACACGCCACCAAGCAGATGGAAGATGGCGCAGTAGTACCAGGCTGGCAGCTACAACCTAAACGCGCCAGCCGCAAATGGATTGACTCAACAGCGGCGCGTCAGGCTCTTACTGACGCAGGGCTTACAGACTCACAGATATTTGAAACTGAATTGATTTCTCCTACGCAAGCAGAGAAACTGCTTGCAAAGGATCAAAGAGTTATCTTGGACGCACTGACGGCCAAGGTATCAAGTGGACTCACTCTCACAAAAGATCGTGGCTTGAGTCAATAATGCAAACCCAAACTTAGAAAGCAAAACGCAAAATGTTAAATCTCTCATCCGGCGGCGGTAATGGAAACTACATTCGATTCAGCCCACAAGCAAATGCCTGGACAAATAGTCTCGGCGAAGAAATCCAACTCAAGAAGGTAGTGTTTGACATCGATGGTGTGCAGACAGGCTGGCTCCAACTTGGTGTCGGCATTCGCGACTGGCAACCCGATTCTGAATTGGGTAAGAAAGGTTCACAGCCTACACCTGACCACAAGCGCGGTTTCATCATCACTCTGTACAACAAGGAAATCGGTACTTGTGAGTGGTCGTCATCAGGAGTGGGACCTAACATGGGCCTAGAAAAACTCTACACCGAGTGCGCCGCACAACGTGCCGCCAATCCCAACAAGATGCCTGTGCTGGAGTACACCGGCAGCAAGCTGGAGAAGATCGGCAAAGGCACTACACGCATCCCCAACTTCACCATCGTCAGTTGGATTGATAAGCCTGCCGGTATGGGGCAAAGCGATGAGGACTACACCGCACAAGTGGCTGCGCCACCAGCTCCTGTGCCAAAGGCTGCGCCAGCTCCTGCGCCTAAGAAGTCAGTGATGGCCGCGGCAGTAGAAGATGACGAAATGTTTTAAGTAGTAGCAAGTAAGTGCCGAGGTGTAACAGCCTCGGCTTTTTTTTCCTCTAAAAAAATACAACATGAAATATCTCTCACTATGCAGTGGTATTGAGGCGGCAACAGTAGCATGGCATCCCCTTGGATGGGAAGCAGTCGCGTATTCGGAGATCGAAAGATTCCCATCAGAAGTGCTTGCACATCATTACCCACAAACGCCAAACCTTGGCGACATGACCAAATTTAAGGAGTGGACAAATGTCTCAGATGTCGATGTTCTCGTTGGAGGAACTCCCTGCCAGTCATTCTCAGTCGCAGGACTCAGAAAAGGATTGGATGACCCTCGTGGCAACCTCATGCTTACCTATCTTGCCATTGCTAAACGATATCGCCCCAACTGGCTGGTCTGGGAGAACGTCCCCGGCGTTTTGTCCTCCAATGGAGGACGGGACTTTGGTAGCTTCCTCGGAGGGTTGGCAGAATGCGGGTATGGGTTCGCATACAGGGTGCTTGACGCTCAGTTCTTTGGAGTGGCACAGCGGCGCCGCCGTGTGTTCGTTGTCGGATACCTTGGAGATTGGCGACTTGCCGCAGCGGTTCTTTTTGAGCGCCACAGCCTGCAAGGGCATCCTGCGCCGAGCAGAGAAAAGAGGCAAGGTGTTACCGGATCAGTTAGAAAAGGCGTTGATGTCAGTGACTATGATGTCGCAGGAACTCTTGACAAAGGAATTCCAGGTAGAGGAATAGGCCATAACGGAAACTACGATTCACAAGTAGTTTCAAGATTTATTGGCATAAGCAGTAGTGGTGATCCTGACTTAATGAATACCTTATGCGCTACCGATGCAGAAAAGTGGGGCAGTAATGAATGGGTTAAAGAGGGTAAAGCCGTATTGCAACCCATTGCCCTTGCAGAGAACACCATTGGACGGCAACCTCACAACGGCGGCAACGGCGATGGGTTTACTGATGGCGGTCCAATGTACACGCTCAACGCCACAGGTGTGCATGGTGTGGCGCAACCTATTGCTTACGCCTTTGATAGTCTTTCAAGCAACAGCATGAAAAGCGCAAACCCTGTCAGTGGTTGCAATGAAGTTGATGTTTCAAAAGCATTAGATACATCAAGGGGTCTTGATCCATCATGCAATCAAGGTGGTATTGGTGTGGCGCAACCCATTGCATACAACATTTCTCCAGGCAAAGGTGCATTGAAAGAAGACATTCATGTCACCGATGCTGATGCCACAAAGACTTTGGATGCGTCAGCAAGTAATCCTGCAATGCATCAAGGCGGTACGGCAATAGTGCAATCAGTTGTCGCGCCAACCCTTACCGCCGCCAATGATCCAAGCAGATCGCCTCAGTCATCTGAAGTCACACAACAGGTGTATTCGGTATATCAATCATCAATGGCCGTCAGAAGACTCACGCCAATTGAATGCGAGAGACTCCAAGGCTTTCCCGACAGCTACACCGACATTAAGAGCAAGGGAAAGCCAACGCCTGATGGTCCAAGGTACAAAGCATTGGGCAACAGCATGGCAGTACCTGTCATGGCGTGGATAGGGCAACGCATACAAGAAGTAGAGGCGATATGCAAGCAGAACAAATAGCCAAGAGCTTGGGCAACGCGAAAAGAGCCAACGGCCAATGGGTAGCGTCATGCCCAGTACCAAGTCACGGCAAAGGCAACGGCGACAAAAACCCATCACTGAGCGTACACATCGATGATGAGGGCAAGGTTTTATTCCACTGTCATGGTGGCTGCACTCAGGAGTCAGTATTCCAAACGATCAGGGATATGCAGCTCTTACCCGAATTAGAAGAACGCCCCGATCCACTCGCCAACATTAAGCCATTACCCAAAGTGGAATTCCAGCAGGAGTGGCAGTATCAGGACGAGGACCGCGTCACAGTGTTTGTTAAGCACCGGCTGCGTGTAGGGGAGTCTGGAAAGACTTATAGGCTCTACAAAGTTGATAGTGACGGCAAGCGCTACCCTACGCTTGGTGACGCACGCATAGTCCCCTACAAGCTACCCGATCTGCTGGACGCGAAGACAGCGGGAAGAATAATTTATCTGGCCGAAGGCGAGAAAGCAGTAGACGCATTGACCAGTCTCGGTGTGGCCGCCACCACAGCTCACAGTGGTGCAGGTCACTGGCCGGACGCGATAAGCGAATACTTTGCTGGCGCCAATGTGGTGATCCTGCCGGACAACGATATCTCAGGCTGGTCATACGCACGCAAGGCAGCAGAGGCCATCCTGCCTATCGCCAAGGCGGTCAAGGTCGTAGACCTTGGACTGCAAGAGCAAGGCGATGACGCCTACGAGTTCATTGAGGCAGGTGGCGGCAGATCGGAGCTGGCGGCGCTGGTCAAGGCGGCGCCAAGGCTCACCAGTGTGGACGATGTAACGATACCCGAAAGGCTACAGGCGATTAGCGCATTAAGTACAAAAAAAGACGAAATCTATACAGATCAGGATTCTCATGTACAGAAACAGGCAGAAATTGAACATGAGTTCGCATCCGACCCGCCAAAGCAGGCAGACAAACCAAAACCCGTCAAGACCATCAAGATTGAGCATTGGGACTCAATACAGGATGAGCCAGTTGAGTGGTTGATACAGGATGTCCTACCTGCGCTTAGTTTCTCGGCGCTGTGGGGCGCACCTGGTTCATTCAAGTCATTCCTAGCCTTGGATATTGCCGAGGCCATAGCGACAGGCAGGTCATGGATGGGCAAGGAGGTAAGGAAGCCAGGTCCTGTGCTTTATATATGTGGCGAGGGCTTTGGGGGAGTCGGCGCAAGGATTAAGGCGATCAAGATTCACCACCAAACCGAGGACGGCGCACCCATATATGTAGTGCGCCACCAGCTCAACCTCAGGTCCAGCGCCGAGGACTTCAACGCCTTGATGATGGCAGTGGTGCAGCTGGTGGAGCAGACAGGCATGGAGTTCAGATTGGCCATTGTGGATACCTTAGCCAGAGCCTTTGGCGGCGGCAACGAGAACGACACCGCCGACATGATGGCCTTTGTAGTGTCCATGGGCAAGATTCAAGAGTTTCTTAATTGCGCCTTGATGGTCTTGCACCACTCAGGAAAGGATGTAGCCAAAGGAATGAGGGGTAGTTCTTCACTGCTTGGCGCAGTAGATACAGAGCTTGAACTGCTCAGATTTGAGGGTCAATTGAAAGGTGTACTCACCATTAGCAAGCAGAAAGATGGGGTCCAAGATGAGCGATTTGGCTTTGAGATGGTTGAGGTAGAGATCAAGGCAGCAGGACTTGGATTGACAGAAGCAGTCATAAGCCTGGCGGTGCAGGCCAGCGATTCAGCCGTCAATGAACAGCCTAAAAAGGCAGGCAAGAGCAACGCGGGAAGTGGCAAGAATCAGCGTATTGCGATGCAGTGTTTAGAGAAAATGGTCAAAGAGCATGGATCACCAAAGTACATAGAAGGTTTACAACGCCATGCAATCAAGCTGGAGCTATGGAGGCAGGAATTGTGGTCAAAGATGGGTTGCACTGATGAGGATAAAGCCTCATTCAAGATGGCATGGAAGCGTGCCAAGGACGATTTGCAGAAGTCAGGCGAGGGGGATA